GTTTCCGTGGTTTATATTCACCCTTGGGAAGCTTGATTGTAGTTTTTTCTTTCTTTTCCTGTGCATCTAGTATCTTCTTAGATTTTTTAATTCCCTCTTCAACAAATTTTAAAGAAAGTACAAACTTCTGAGATTTATGCAAAAACCCTAGCGAATAAACATTTCTTCCGCTGGGGCTATTTAGATAGTGTAGTACCGTTTGTTCGCCATATTTCTTAATAAGTTTCGACGCCGCTCTAACCTGTGTTTGGTACTGTTCGTTTTTAGACTTGTTCCAAAATTTATATTCAAGACTTCCGTTATTCTCTTTCTCGCTTCGGCGTATGCACACAAGTTCTGCTATATACTGTGCGGCGTTACACGGTTGCGATGTTGAGATACTTTTGTACGTTCGGGTGTTTGAATTTCTCTGATTCATGTTTAAAAATCATATTCCGCAAATTTAGTGTAGACAAGCCCCTAACGGACTCCCGTTGCTCGAACTCATTTATCGGCCAAGTGTATTTTGCCACATCAATGTGGTCGCACGAGTCCCTCAGTAATGACACTGTTAACGTTTGAAAAGACTGGGAGTGAGATCCATCCATAGTCTGTTCCTTACCAACGCCACGCAAAATAGAGATTCCATCTAGACCGTTTGGATCTTCAAAAAACACTCGCCGCTCCGCTCCAAACATATATAGTTCAATTTTCGCGGGGAGCACATCGTTTTCAGAGCAATGATCTCTCAGTCTATTCCAAGGGTTATCAAGTTCCGGTCTCTCGTAATCTCCATAAACCACCGTTCCATCGGTCAAGACGAGGTGCCAACTTATCATCAACTCAACGTGGCACAGCCTTTTCATGTAGCCATCTAAAGCTGTACAGATCATTTTGATTCTTTGATCTTGTGAATAAATTTACGATATCTATCCGGAGTTTGTGGCGGTTTATCTTTGTCCTTAGACTTGTTTTCATCCGAGGCCATAGATGCCGATTCTGTCATAACAGTAACTCCGCTTTTTTCGTTTCTTGCAAAAAGATCGCTGACATTTTCTTTAGGTTCAGGTTCTTCTTCTAGGGTGTCGACAAATTTTTGCACAATAGCTTCTGAGCGATCCATTTCTCCCGCAACTTCGCTGACTTCCCGTGAACGATTTTTAGTTATATGCTCTTTTTCTTTATTTGAAAGTGGACCCTTTTTCATTTTTTTACTCCATAATAAGTCGTCTGGCTCTAGTGAAATACATCGCGTTTTTGGACTTTAAATATTTGATATAGCTTTCAAAGGCGTCCTTAGCAACCTTTTTGTATTTGTATAAGTTTCTATTGCGACGAAAATCAAGCCCATGCGGGTCTAGTATTTCGCCGCGTCCATACAGGATAAATTGCTGGACAGAAAAATTTTTGCCGGTAAGGAACGTTGACACTTCTTTGGCGACTGCTTTGTTTGCATTTGTTTCTTCACCCATTTCATCATAAAAAACAATGCTTATCTTTAGTGGATCTGGTAAATTCAAGCCAGAAACGTCTTCGCTTTCTCCTCTACCCATCGTTAATTTTCTCCAACATATTTTTAAGTTTTTGTATGCATGTCGCTTCTGAGCTTCCCTTGACTACGAACTGTGCCTTGTGTGAAATTCTATATTTTTCAAGTGCCCTGTCCCCCATTACGTGGATGTCCAGCGTTCCGTCTGGGTTCATTGCTCTGATATCTAGTTTCATTGTTACAATTGCGATGTGTGGTTTTGCACTTCGGGGCATATCGGGTTCGGCATAATGTTGACCAACTATTTTTGGCCCAAAGGGAAGTTTGGGAGCCGTGTTTTCCATCTTGTCAAAGTCAAGACATCCCTCTTCTGGAATCTTATCGTCCATCGTCTCCCTCTCGAATCCACTTTAACTGTTGCTCTGGTGTCATTGAGATAATTTTTTGATGCGTTTTTCGCTTATCGTCTTTCTCGCTATTTTTTATGTGGTCCTTTATTTTTTTATCTTGCTTTTCATAGAATCCCATGTTTTTATAATTTTGCTCTGCCAGTTGTCCAGCCGTTTTGATCTCTCCTCTGACAAAGGCGTGTGGAGGATTGATAAACACTTTTCTAAGTGTTTCCTCCCCGCAGATAGGACATTCTAGTATTGAGGGACCATGCATACGCTGGCGAACTTCGGTATAGTACGCACACGGCTCACATTCAAAATCATAAAGTGGCATTTTCGACCTTTCGTCAATTTCTTTATTATGGGCAATCTTCACGCAGAATGCACTTTTTATTTAAGTCTTTCCAAAATACTTGATATTATACTGTTCCTAATTATGTCAGAGTGATCTAGTTCGCAAATGGAAACCCCATCTAAATCATCTAGTTTGGATATACATGTATGGAGGCCACCGTATTCGCTGCCCCGTAAGTCTGTTTGGTCCAAGTCCCCATTTATAACAGCCTTAGATCCTATCCCGATTCTGGTTAAAAACATTTTAATCTGCTCAAACGTAGCGTTTTGTGCCTCGTCTAGTATCATGAATATATCATGAAAATTTCTTCCACGCATATATTCAAGTGGACATACTTCTATCGTGTTTGTTGACCTCATGGAGTTATATGTTTCTAATCCTAAATATAGTTTCATTTCTTCCATTATTGGCACTAGATACGGATGAACTTTTTCTGTTAGTGTCCCGGGCAAAAAGCCCAGTCCCCTTCCGGATTCAATAACGGGTCTTGTGATAACTATTTTCGATACTCTGTTTTCTAGAATATATTCACACGCCAGTCCGACGGCAACCGCCGTTTTTCCGGTTCCGGCTGGCCCAAAACAGAATGTCACGTCGGACTCGGACATTGCTCTAATATAATCTGTTTGGTTGGGTGTTTTGGGCTTTAGTCTTTTGCGACGAGGTTGGACGGATTGCTTTTGTGATCTTCTTTTTCTAGCCATAGTTTCCTTAGTAAATATCGCTCGCGTCGGGATTACCGTATAGGAGTGAGTCAGATTGGTAGGTTATAAAATCGCTGTGCTCGTTTTGGTATGAAAGAGTCGCTTCCACATTTCCTCCCCCCGTGTCTCCTCCCCCAAAGCTCATGTCGGTTAGATAATTCTTTTTTCCTAGTAACCAATTTATATACCTAAAGGTGTCGTCTTCTCCCTTTGTTTCTGAGTAAATGGCTATTTCTCTTTCCCACTTGTATATCTTGAGGGGGTCACTAGTTGTGTTGTACAATGTCTGATCCTCAAGCTCCCACTGCCACGCCGTACTGCCATAATATTGGTCTCTTACAATACCCGTAAAAGAGGCTGTTATGGCAACGGGAAGCGTAACTTGTTTCATCTGATTCTGCTTGGCTCTGTCGCCTCTGGTTCCCCCAAATTCCCCATAGTCAAATAGATCGGCATAATCTATAGAGGCTCCTATCTCGATACTTTGCAGCCCCAAGACAGGAATATCTTGTAACACCCCATCGGGGCCTATGCCGCTTTTAAGCTGACCCATATTAAACATTCTTTCAACTTCAAGGGGAAAAACGCAATTATTTGTGTCTATGTTTCTTCTTGAGATAGTCTGAGCACCATTAACATGCTGGCCTTCGGGGTAATCATCAAGAGCAGAGTAGCTACTAAGATTGGTGGTATCGTTATGTGTTGCCGTCCCTGTAATAAATGTAAGACTTTCGGTTACTGGTCCATCAACAGGCATAGAGTAGCTTATTTCTGTTAGAAGACAGCAACGGTAGGTGGTTTGCGATACCTGATTCTTGTCACCGGCCTGTGGATTCCTGTAGGGGGCTGGCCCTGTTGCCGATTCCCAGTTGTCTGGGGGAGTGGCATATGGAGGAACTATGGCAGGATCATCGTCTCCAGACCCCATATATCTAAAGGAATCTCCACCGTAAAGCAATGTGATGTCGTAGTTTCTCAGGTTACCAGAAAAACCATCAGCACCAAGATTGTCACCATACAATAGGTGTGATTCTTGGTAGTCAGTTGGCTCGACCGCTGGATAATAGAAAGGCTTACCACGACCTATATCACTTACCGATCCATCTAAAATCCTCTCTATGGTTATCGTGAATATCTGTTTTCCATAGCTACCATACTCCCTTTGGAAACGACCAAAATCAGGATAAGACGTTCTTTCAAAACTAGAATCCACTCCTATAGATTGGACCCCGTGCAAAAGAATTCCGTCTGTAGGGGAGTCGGTTCCGCCGGTTAGGGTGCTTTGGCGTTCTGTAAATAAGACAGCCTGACACGCCAGAATGGAGCAGCGGGGAAAGATTTTTACAGAACCGAAGCCGATGAACGATCTGCAATTCCTGATACAGCAGGTGATACGATGGCACCATGATCGAAACCTTATCAAAGGAAGCTCGGATAAAGATCAGGTTTTAAAGC